AGATAAACTCAAACCACGGAGGCAATTCCATGTCGATTCTGAACGTCACAGGCCCGCACAACATCCAATGGGCCACCGGAACTACGAGTCACGCCACGCTCGGCAGAGCGGATAACGATGACCTGTTCAACATTGAGATGGAATACAAGTATTCCGACATTCAAACGAACGAGTTTGGCTCAATGCCAGCAAACTCGATCTTGATGGGCGCGGCGGCGTTCGTCAATTTCACGCTGGTTCAGTATGACGCTTCTGCGATTGCGTCCATGTTTAGTGCCATGAACGGCTTGGGGTCAAATGGCATCATTTTCCCTACGGTCGGCGTTCTGATTAGCACAGGAAACACGGCAACGGATCAGTTCGTGTCTATCAAGGTCACGCCGACTATTGCTGGTCGGCCCACCTATCAGGTGGACAACTGCCGCTTGATTTCGCACAACCTGCGCGACGTGGGCAACAAGCCGACGAGGGCTGCATTCCGGTTTGAGATTCTGCCCGTCACGGCGAACCGAGCCATTTACACGGTCACTTGACCAAGCGGATAGACTTCCGACATGGCTACCGAGAACGACGATTTCAATATCCGAGTGACGATTCAGGGCAAGGAGTTCACCATCGACGGGATGCTCGTCATGGCCGAAGTCGCCTTGAATGGCAAGGTCGAGGAGAACCAGAACGCGCAACTGATCGAGGTGGTGCGGAAGTGCGCCGAGCCTTCCGACGTGGTTGCAGCGTTGCCCGACGCATACCTTCTGGCAATCGGCCTGAAGGTCACGATGAGGCTCCAGCAGTTGGGAAAAGCGCTCGCGCCGTAGCGATGTTCATGGCCGTCTACGGCGTGAGTCCTTACGCCATGCCGAAAGAGGTGGCGTTGGGCTGCATGATGAACTTGCGGATGGCTAACGCGTGGCACAGCCTGCCATCGTTGATGTCCGTTCGTCTTGCTTTGGGCGACAAAACCGCAGAACATGAGTTCAAATCTGCGATTACCAGCAAGCCCCCATCGGCTCGGGAACAGGTCGAAATGATGCTGGATAGCCTCAAGACAGATAGGAACCGCGCATGACCGTATCTCTGACCACGCTCTACAACCGCCTCGGCGGGCATTTCGGCATTGCCAAGACGCAGTTGGATGCTCGCTCTGGCATCGTGACTCGCGCGACCAACCTTGACGCGCAATACACCGCAGCCACGCGGTATATGTTCACGCCCGTCCTCAACCAGTTCCTTGGGATCTACAACAGCACCGACGCGACGATTACTACCGCCGTTCAGGGTGCGACCAAGACCCTTACGGAGATGGTGACGGCGGACAACGCCAACATTCCGAAGTCCACGATTCCGGCCATGCGGGAACTGGCTAGGCAGATGCGAGCGGGCTCAACCACGTTGCTTGAGAACACCGTGACCATCGGTGGTGTTAGCCGCACGGGTACGGGAACGGGAACCATCGTGTTTGGTACGGCTTCACAAATGAGCCGGACAGACTTGCTCCAATTCCAATGCATCAGCGATACCACCACGGGCGCGGCGGCTGGTAGCGAGGTCTTCAGCGTGACCGGGAGCGCGGCATACAACAACATCAACGACAGCCTGTGGCCGGGTGGCACGGGGCTGTCAACGACGATGGCGAGCAATGACTATACGGCGGGAACAAACCTCATCAACAACGGCACGTTTGAAACGTGGGTGGGTGGCTTGCCGGATGGTTGGACGATTTTGTCCAACTCAACCATGATTTCGCAACTGACTAGCGGAGCGATGCGCGGATCGTCTGCGTTGAAGATCAGCAGCAACAGCGTCAAAACAGAAATCAAGCAGACAATTCCAACACAAGCACTTGGGCCGGGTAAGAGAGTGATTTTCGGGTTTTGGTACAAGAAATTGGCTGGAACGGCTACGCGCGACATTACGATGGAACTAGAAGACAACACCTCTGGTGCTGCGGCATCGGCAGCGGTCAGCCCAACAGCAACTTCGTGGACTCTGGTGTATTCGTCATATCGCAGCAGTTTTGATGCGCCTGTGACTGCGTTGTATGCGACGTTTTTTGCTGAAGACACCACCGCTTCGGGACTTGAAGTGGCGATCGACGGAATGTTTGTTTACGTTCCGGCGCAGGCTGGCACGAACGGCCAGTTCTTCCAGATCATTAGCGGCGAGACCGACTGGCGTATCGGCGACCGCATGACCGTGCAGGTGACGAACAACTACGCCTCGTCCGTGCTTTCGTACACCGAGCGGTTCTTCGCGCCGTTTGCCAATGGCGTTGAACTTCCCACTACCTTCGCCGCCGCACCTCCCACCGTGACCAACAGCGTGATTCCGTGAGCGTGACCACCTCTACAACGCTAGAGACTTTCTTCGCGTCGATGGTCACGCGCATTCAGTCGCAGATTCCTGCGACCCTTGCGACCACGCGAATCTTCGTTGTAGACCGTCTGACGCTGCAATCGGGTGTTGTTCCGAGCATCCAGATCGAGCCGCTCAATCTGACCGTCATCGGAGAGAACTCCGGCATGAACGCGATGGTTATGGAGTATCGAATCCATGTAGTCGTGCGCGTGGAACTTGATCTCGGCAAGCGCGACACGAAGCGGCTTCTGATGGACGGTTCTACGGGCATCCTTCCGCGCGGCGCGTTCCCGCTTGCGTTTGAGGTGGCCAAGACCCTCGCAGCGTTCGACCCAAGCACGGGCGTTGACGCGCAGGTGTTGCTCAAGGTCGAGAACGGCCAGCACGACGATATCGAAGGTCTGGCTAGTGCGTATGCACAATTCCGCACCATCATTAGGACGGTGAGCGATGCCTGAAGACTTGGGATCTATCAAGATCGAGTTTCCCGATATGTTCGGTGGAGGCTCCAGCACAGGGCCGCTTCCAAAGAGCGGCGGCGCGAGCGGTGGCGGTGCGGTGTCGCCGGGGACGTTCGTGCAGACGGTTGCCCGCACGGCGGCGACGCTTGGAAACACGTTTACGGCCTTGACGGGCGTTGTCAGCGGCTTCGTCGGCAAGTTGTCTGACTACGCCAACACGGTGCAGAGCATTATCTCGCGCTCGGTATCGGGCATCATGGAAGGCGGCAAGTATTCCGGCGCGGTGCAGATGCAGGCCGCGCTCATCAAGGTGCAGTCCACGCTCGACACCATCGCGCAGGGCAATTTGCTCGGGCCGCTCTATACGCTCGTGCTGCGCTGGTATCGAGAACTGATGGCGTTGCTCGCGCCTGTCCGCATGGCGATCAGCGCGATCTTCACGGCTATTGGTGGGGTGCTGGTGGTTGCCGTAAAGGCTCTTACGCCGTTGATCTTGAGTCTGTCGAAGGCGGTGCTGATCGGCGTTGCCAAACTAACGGAATATCTGTCCCAGACAAGCACAGGCAAGGCACAAACCTCTATGGGACTGCTTGGCGCAGGTGGCGCACTAATGACGCTGCTCGGCATCGCTGCGCTTGTAACCGCTGCTCCCACGGGTGGTGCGTCGCTTGGTGCATATGGCCTGCTTGCGGCGGGCGTAGCGACCACGGGCGCGGGTATCGCGGGCATCGCCATTACGAGCGAGTGGGAAGCAGTCAAAGCCGACCTCGCCAAGATCAGCCCGGAACTGCACAAGATCCTAGAGGCGATTGAGAAGGGAAACAGGAAGGCCGGTTCGCAAGATCCGAATACATGGGTGAATCAGCAGTTGTGGGATCTGACCGCCAACGCCACGAGCAATCGCAAGAAGCCTTGGGGCGCAGCGCACTTGAGGTGATCTATGGCCATCGTTACCTACAACTCGGTCGCGATCTCGAACGCTCGCATCACGCGTTTCTCGGTTGAGAACGAGTACGAGGGCGGTGCGTTCAATCGCACGGGCAAGAAGTGCACACTTGAGGGTGTCGGTGTCATCAAGGAAACTGGCACGTTCACCAAGTTCGCGGAGTTGAAGAATACGCTGAACACACCGCGCAAGTCGCTGGTGCTGAAGTGGGATGACGGTAGCAACTTCACGCTATCAGACGACACGGTAGATGCTCGGAATGGCCCGTTGCCTACGGTGAACATCAACGAGATCCACGGCGGCAACGTGGCTTCCTATGTCGTGGGCTTCACGTTCGTCTTCTATGACTGCGGAACAACGCCAATCCAGCGGTTTGAGTGCATTCAACGGCACACAATTGACGAGCGCGGCTATCTCCGCATCAATCGCTCGGGATCGCTGACAATCAGCCCGCAAGCGACCGGGACTACACCGCTGACGTTCGCCAACGTATCGGCTACCGAGCAGAACCCATACGTCGGCCCGCAAACGACCTACAACGCTGGCCCGAACCCGGACTTCTATCGCCGTCTGGTGGCGGGGTTCTTGCCGTATGGCTTCCAGCGAACGAAGCAGGAATACTACGTTGATGCGTCCTTGCGAACGCTTGTCTTTGATGTTGAGGACAAGCAGTTGCAATGGAACCTCCCGAAGCCTGTGTTCGATGGCGATGCGTCGTTCGATTACGAACGCAGCCTCGACAATATGCTCGGCACCAAGACGTTCAAGGTGTCCTTTGAGGCGGCATTCGTAGACAAGTTTGAGTTGCTTACGGCCTGCATTGATACCGCCATGACGCGGATCAATTTCGTCGGCACGAATCCAGACATCATCCAATCCTTCAAGATTGGCGAGCCGTCGATCTTCAAGGGCAACATGGTCACGTTTGAGGTTGTGGCGATGGGCTTCCCCACAAACACGGAAGCCAACAACCTTGGGAACAACATCGACGCGAATCTGAAGTCGATGCTGTTTGGTTCGCCATATCTGCCCGAGCAGCCTACGGGACAAGCGTTCCCAGACGCTTATGGCGGGAACTTGTTTGAGGTTGCAAAGGCTTCTGTAAGCCGAACGGCACTTCTGCGATATGACCCATGCACGGCGGGTTCTGGTCTTGCGTCGTTCATGGGCGAAACAAATATCACCGTCAACGTGATTGCGGGTACTCCGTCCGAGGGGCAGACGCGGCAAGATGATGAGTTGCCCGTCAATGCGCCTGCAACGGACGGCGATTCAGAAACGCGAGACAGCGCAGCGCGAACGGTGCGATGGTCGAGTAAGCAGACGATTACACAGACCACCGGGCTGACGATGCTGGAGGCGATGGGTGGATATAACCAATACAGTTTCCAGATGCGCTTGCCGCAGGTCATCGTTGTGCAGTCCGTCGAGGCGGTCACGACCGGGCCGAACGCTCCGATCCCGTGGCCGCGCATGGACGAGGGCGCAATCGTTCTAGATATGACCATGAGTGTCAATGATGCTCCTCCAGATGCCAGCGGGAATCGCCTCTACATGATTAGTGCGACCCGAACGCTTCAGGTCAACGTGCCGCTGTCGCAGAACACGACCAACGAAACGCTTGGCGGCGTAAGCCTGACTGGCGATGGCGGAACGCTGGTACGCGCATGGACTCCAACGGAGATTCAAGGCCCGCGCACACCGTTCGGAACGGCGCAGACCTACAACCTGCGTCAGAACTACAACGGCGATCCCGAGCCGCAGACCTACTACAATCGGCGTTGAAATGTCCGGCGTATTAGGATGGATAATCACCTCGACATCCGCAGGCTATGCGGAGGTCATATGCCGAAACGCCGAGATAGACGCGCTGTTGGTGCGAGCGGGACTTGATCCCTCGACCGTGAATCAGGTGGAATCGCCGCTCGTCGGCGCGTCAAACTGGCTTCATGCGAAAGTGCTTGTACGGCCCGATTCTGCCTTGGGCGCAATCTGGCGCTCACAGGCTGCAAGCGGGAACGACTCAACAGATCCTTGGGAGTTGTATATCGTTGAGCCGCTTGGCACGTCTGCAAGTAGCGAAATAGTCGCGCCAGCGACCCCCGCGTTATTGCCTGCGCCCAAAATCAAGATTGTCAACAACGTGGGTATCACAATTCCTGCGGAGCGCGAGGAGCCTGTACCTGCAGAGGGTTTGGCCGCGCAGGACAATTCGGAAAGACCACCTCCAAACTCCGGTTTTGGAACGCTTGAAACCCGAGAGGTTGCAGAGAATCGCAAGGCAACGGAACTAGGGCCTGCACAACTACCCATCACGCGGGGCGTTCAAGCGCAATCGAGCAAGTTGCAACACTTGCCTAGCCCCGGCAGGTCGATGGTTTACAAGGGCTTGATTCTGACAAAGGTCATCGAACTGTTGCGGCCTGCGAGCGCGTTGGCAGCCGTGAACGATTCAGGTAGGCCACGTCAATCCGAATCCGCATTGTTTCTCGTTGAGTTTGTTGATGCGAGATGGATGCTGCATGGCATTCGATCATCGGCGTATATGTTCAACGCGGTGCAGGATGGCATCGTTACCGATGGCGAAATAACAGATGCAGAGGGTAAGACCTACAGCGGCGGCATGGCGCGTTCGGCATTCAATATGCTGGCTGATCCGCCCGTGGCGTTTGAATCGCACACGGTCAAGACCACGGTTTCGTATCCACCTGCGATGCTGGAATTCCCCGGCTTCGCAAACATTGTTGCAGATGGAGATCGTGCGCCATCGTGGAATCACTACATCAAGAACAACCGCACCAATAGGCATTGGACAAATACCGCAGGTGCGCCCACACACATCCAGCAGCCGTACAGCCGCGACGCACTGATTTCACACTTTGCAGCACAGATGGCGATGGCGGCAGGCACTTATGGGTTGCAACTCGACTTGGATTTCTACAACCGCCAGATCAACGGCGGCGAGGATGCGTTTGACGATGGCGACATCATCAACCTCGACTTCCGAGGCATGACGCTGGGTGAGGCATTGGACGCATTCGCGCAGCGTCTTGGCTGTGTATGGCTGTATGACCGTGGTGTGCCATCGCTGATCTTGTCACTCGCGCGTCGATCCAACACGGGCCAGAATGACCGAGTGCCTAGGCAGTCTGTTCCCAACCTTGGTGAATGGTTGGGCAACATGGAAACGCACAGGGTCGCGGGTTACATCAACACGATGACGATTGACCTTCCGCAGACGGTGATTCTGACACACGAGGCGCATTACTGCTCGCGCTTTGGGCCAGAGGGATCAGGTCAACTTGGCTACGACTGGTTCGGTGTGTTTACGAGTCGAGCAACGAATCTCGGACACACGTTCGCGCATCTAGTCGATTGCCGTAGCCACACGACAAACGACGGCGTTCTATCGACCCGGTTTGTTACGGGCCTTGCATCCGACGCTGCGGCCATGTGGCACAGCAGCCGTAGCGCGGCGCAGCACATCACGGTTGAGTTGCGCGATCACATCCCGGCGATGGTTGGTCACAACTCGCCAGCGGGGTATGTCCCTCTTTGGCTGCCGGGGACGAATCACTACACCGCGACGGGAGGAACATTCAACTTCTGGCCGGAGTGGTACTTCGCGGCGGGCGGTCGCACCAAGGGCATAGGCAACACGAACCTAAAGATTGATACGGGGGTCGTGCCGGATGCGGAAGTGGTGGACTACGAAACGCCGTGGAACTACTCGTCGGGCTTGCTGCGGACGGCATACAAGTCGATCGACCCCGCGCAGATTACCGATACGCCGCTTGAGAGTAGCGACGTTTTCAACTTGAACTCGACGGCTCGGTTTGACACGAGCCTCAAGCGGCGGCGGGAACTGCTTGAACTGCGGATGAACGAACTGCGGTTCGTGGCGGATGGCGATGCCACCTTCAACCGAATGCCGCTGGGTGTCATGGGAGGCGTTCTGCGGCAGATCACGCCTAGCGTTGGCTTGCAGTACGAGTGCGTGAAGTTCGGTGCGCCTGACATTCAGAACGTGCTTTATCGAATCTGGGGCAGCAACACAAACCCGCTTCTGTATCCGCAAGCCGCGAAGATTCAGACCATGACGGCGGGTGCTGGCTCGGGTGCGTTCCTGCGATCGGGTATCCGGCACTTGACCGTTCGCCGTCCTCACAAGGGCAACGTGCTGCGGGTGTTTATGGCTCGGATCATCGGCAAGCAAAGCATTCCAGCGATCCCCGAAAACAATCCGCAAGACGCGCAGCCGTTCAGCATCACCAAGTATTTCTTCGTCGAGGCCACGCCGGATGCAAACCCGTTCACCATGTATTGGTCATCGGCGGACGCGCTGGGCTACAAGGGCATGACCTCTGGCGTGGCGTTCAACCTGTACGAGCAATGGTTCAACCCAGTCGATAACGGGTCGGTTCAAGTTCCGCCGACCTCGGTAGGCGGTACGCCGTTCGTGCAGGATTCCGGCGAGAACGAGGATCAGGACATCATCCTGCCGCGCATCCCGGCTCCGAACATCGTGACCGTGTACGAGGTGGCGAATCGGCTTGGTTTCTCGTCCTACTGGATTGCCGTTCAGCCCGACCTTGAGAAGCGGTGCGCCCCGAATCCTCCGGGCGGAATGCCAGCCCCAACGCCGCCGACATGGCCGTATATGGGGGCAAGCGGCGCGGCTACTTCAACCGCAAGCGATCTGGCCGATATCATCGAGACAGCATGAGCCAGCCAGTCCTCATTCGATTTGCGATCACGGATGTTGAACAAGCCGTGGCGACCGGCCTTGAGGGGCAATCGCTGTTCTTCAAGAATATTACGATTTGCAACGGCGATAACGCTACGCACCGCGTTTATTTGGGGATCGTGCGTGGTACGGCGCAGATGACGCAGGGCGATTTTCTCCTCTATAACCATTCCATTACTTCGTACAACTTTCACGAGTTGGTCAACATACTTGTTCCGGACGGGCATCAACTGCGCGCGTATGCAAACAATGCAACGGCGTTCAGTCTAGTTGCATCGGGTGTGGTTGGCGCATGAGCGCGGACTGCTGCTGCGATCGTCCCGGATGCGACAACACAAAACAGGGCGTGTGTTGCAGTTTTGAAGGCATTGGTTTCGGCGGCGGTTCGTACGCGGATCTCGATACCGAATGTGGTTGCTTATCACGCGGACATCAATGGCATGAAATCCCCGATGGCAGCACATTCAATCAAGTGCGCGATGAAAAATGTTGGTTGTGCAGATACTGCTTCCGACCCGGAGACAATACCTCCACGGCTAGCGCGGGCAGCGTTACTCGTGTTCGGGCAACGGATCGTTTGTTCAATCCACAACTGTTTAGATGTCCAGCAGGCACGACGCTCGCGCGATTGACGTTTGCCATAGATGGTGAATGCGAAAATCCGAACGTACCGTGTACCGATACGGAACGCGGCGCGTGTTGCTACGACTGTGGATGCGCGGAGAATGTAACGCGATGCCAATGCAATGATCTAGTTAGTTCGACTGGCCCCGGCACTCAATATCCGGGCGGATGGCGAGGGCAGGGTACGACGTGCGCGACGAGTTGCGCTGTGTGCGCCTGCATCAACAAATCTCTTGCGTCATACGCATCTACGGAATGTTCTGCTTTGACGAGCGCAGCGTTTATACAGAATGGCGCGTGCGCGTCAATTCAAGCACAAGATCCGACGTATTACGCCTCGCTCGTGACGGCGTGTAGTCAGTCCGGCGGCCCTCCCGGTGGTGGTGGCGGCGGTGGAGGTGGTGGTGGTGGCCCGCCCGTCACGCCTCCCACACCGCCGCGACCTCCGCAGCCTCCCAAGCCGCCGCAGCCCTGCACCCGGCCAGCGGACTATGCTCCATCTTGCTCGTACAAGGTGTGGTTCGTTCTATATACCGAACGATATGAAGATCCGTGCCGCAACTACACGCGCGAAGTCATCAACCTGTATCGGTCGCCGGACTTTATGGGCAGCGATTCCTGCAACACGTTGCAATGCTGCGGCGCACCTATCCCGAGTTGTCAGAATGCGGAATCGTTCAGCGTTCGGCGGATTCTGCAAGACGTAGATTGCAACATCGGAACGACGTTTTACTCCGACGATTTCGTGACGCTCACCTGCGATAACGAGCAGGAAATCTACCGCTACAAATACGAGTGCCCGTTCTGTCCCGACTTCCTCCAGCAGAAACTCAAGATCGTGTGCAACACAGCGCAATTCCTGCGCGGCTGTTGCGACACCAAGATGAACTTTCTCCAGTTCCAAATCCCCGAAACGGGCATTAAAGAAAACGGCGTTTGGACTCTGTATTATCCCGCCGAAACGGTAGTCCTTGACTTGCGAAACCAAGTGTGCGTCGGCTACGACCGGAACCATCCATCATGCAAGAAGCCATGATCTATGACGCGAACAGCCTGCGGGTGAAGTATTCGTACCTCATGGCCCGAGAGTTGGCGCAAGCCAGCGCCGCGATCCGCCAGCGGCACTACGAGGCGCAGCAGGTTGACCCCGGCTATTGGGAGGCCGACAAGGCCGCGCAGGCCGAGGACGGCGTGACACCTGACCCCAAGACGGGCGTAGCGGTTCCGGTCATCCGCATGACCGCGCCGGGTGTGGTCTACGAGCGCGGCGAGCCTGACCACGAGGCGGCGAACCAGCGGTTTCAGGCCGAGGCCACGGCTGCGCTGGAACAGCAGCAGCGCGAGCAAGCCGAGGTTGAGAGGAACGGAGCGAGCATCATTGATATGGTCAAGGCTGGCCCCAAGATCCTCTCGGCCATGCTCAAGCCATCCGATAGCCCGATGGCCCTCAAGCGGCTAGAGGTCTGCAAGGGCTGCGAGCATTGGACGGGCAGCAAGTGCAAGAAATGCGGATGCTTCACGTCGCTCAAGGTGCGGCTCCCAAGCGAGGCTTGTCCTATCGGAAAGTGGTCGAAGGAGGAGTAAGATTCCGCCATGCCTACGCTCTCCTCGGTCAACCTCACGAATCTGGCTACGCGGCTCGGCAAACTGTTCGGCTACGCCAACAGCGTGAAGACGCAGGTTGCAACGCTCTACGGCGCGAACCTGTCTAGCCTGCTGACGCAGTTCGACGGCACGGATTACCGGCAGGCCGTCGCCCAATGGGCTGGCATGGATAACCCACAGACGGGAATGCCCACCTTCCTCGGGCAGACCCTCTACACGATGGTGCAGAACTCCGCGAACAACCTGATCCTGAACACGATCCGGGCCGAGGGTCAGTTGTACGACGGAACGTTGCTGACCGCTTACAAGGGCCTGCGGGATTCGATGATCGCGCAGAGCGCGTCCTTCCGAAAGGTCGGCACGTCGAGCATCACCACCACGATTACGGCTGGCAACCTTGGAACGGGCACGGTGCTTTCGCGGGCGAACCGTCCGGCCTCTACCGACCAGTTGCAGGAAATCTACGACGAGACTTTGACCGGAACTTGCACGGCTGCGGGCAATGTCCTCAACTTCGGTGCGGCTAGTTTCCGCATCACGTCGGAGGCAAGCCGCGCGTCCACGAACACCGAATGGCCGGGTGGCTCTGGTTCTAGCGCGAACATCACGGCGACCCCGGCGGCGATCAACAGCCCAACGGGCGACGCTGGCAAGAGCATCATCGCAAACGGCGCGTTCGAGAATTGGAGCACGAACACCCCGGCCCAATGGACGATTACGGTTGGGTCTGCTGGTACGCAGGTGCTTCGGTCTAGCGTCCCGGCTCGCGGCGAGTATGCGCTGTCGATCGTTGGCAACGGCTCGACCCTTACCACGCTTCGGCAGCAGTTGGCGTACTCCAACTCCACGCCTGTGACGATCCAGCCGGACACCGACTACGCGCTTGTGGTGTACGCGCGAAAGACGGCGGCAGGCACAACGGGCATCGTGAAGATCGGTCTGCGCGATGTTTCCGGTACGGTGGTGACTGGCAGCAGCGAAATCACGCTGGATCTTGCGAGTGTGACCACCTCGTATGCCGTCTACTCGGCCACGTTCAGCATCGCCAAAAGCGCGGTGCCCACCACGGTTTATCTCGATATCTACAGCACCACGGCGATTGCCAGCGCAAATACGCTCATCATTGACGAACTGGTGCTGGCTCCGATGACCCGTATGTACGCGGGCGGGCCTAGCGTCATCATCTACCCCGGAACGATTGACTGGGCGGTAGAGGATTCGTTCAGTACGGACGTGGTTAGTACCACCAGCACGAACGGAAAGTTCATGGCCGCGTTCTCGCGGTTCATCGGCTTCGAGCGGCAGGGCGTGTATCTGCCTGTCTCGACCAGCCCAACGCTGGCCGATTCCCTCGTGACTATCTGAACGATCGGCGGCGAACCCGGCGAGACTTGCGCCTTCCCTTCATGGGGTCTGCGTTGCTTCCGCGTCGAGGCCGTAGCGCGTGACGGATACCAAGGATGTTCCGGATCTCGTCGCCAAACAGGCAGTCGCCGTAGCGCGTCAGTTCCAGCATCGAGCGGAGCGCGTCGAACAAGGCTTCTAGGTCGCCTGCAATGTCAGCGATGCCCTGCGCTCGCAGGAGGAGCGTGGACTGCTCCAATGCTTGAACGAGGTCGGGAGGGGGTTTTGGTTTGGGCATCCTTGCCACGCAGGCAGCGTACAAAGAAACAACCCCCGCGTAGGGGGGTTGAGTGGGCGGCGACCGCCTCTACCATTCGCGTCGCGCAGGCATCCGGAATGGTTGACCTCCGGTTGCGACCGGAGCCGGGATGTTCCGTCTGGAAAGCCTCACCCGCGATTAGACGAGTGAGGCGAGACACCTAGGCGCGGGCAGTATCGGGGGGGCGACCCGCGCGGGTGGATTGTAGCGGCTAGCGCACTTGGCCGGGGAACACCTCGTAGATTTCCGCTTCATCGCTCCAGCGAGCGACCCACGCGCCGGATCGGGACAGCCACGTTTCGTTGCCGTTCTCGTCCACGCGGGCGACTGCATACAGCACCTCCGAGGTGGGTTCGCATCCCCGGCCCCGGATATCGCATTCCAATTCGATGCTGTGGGTAATGATCGGCCCCCACGGTGAACGCGACTCCTCGACCTCGCGCCGGAGGGATTCCAGCGTCTGTAGGTACAGCGTGTGAACGGTTCCAAGGTCGCCTGCGCCGTGCATGATCCACGCGATGTGCGTCGCGTCGATCGGTACGGTCGGCGTGTGCCACGGGATTTCGCGGGCGTGGTCGGGTCGGTGCATGGGCTGGCCGGGTAGGACGATTCGCGCTTGCGGCGGCACGTTTCGCGTGAGCAGATGCCACAAGTACGCGCCTACGAGAAGCGCGAGGATGAACAGGAGCGCGTCAGTCATCGTTCCCCCCTAGCCGCGCGTTGATGCTGTATAGCAGTTCCCGCGCTTGAGAAAGCCATTCCTCGCTGGCGGCGTTTGGTTTGCCAGCCAACGCCACCGCTCCATCGGCCTCGGCCTGCATCCGCACGACGTGCGCGGCTGCTACGGGCTTGGCCCGCTGGAGGATGCGGTAGATGATCTGCTCCTCCTCCGCCGCGTTCTGCACCGCGTCGCGCAGGGCGTTGAGCGTGGCGGCGGGGACGGCCTGCGTCCCATTGCAGCATGGCACTACGCGCGGGATCGTTTGCATGATGTCGAGTGCGGTTTGCGCCGGGGTCATTCGCGCCCCGCAGGATACAGGTCTGCGAACATCTCGCGGATGTCTCGGAAGATTTGCGAGCCAGCGAGTTCGGGTTCGATGGCTTCCACGATCTGCGATGCGAGCGCAGCGGTGTGTCCCGACTCGTTCATCGCGGTGAGGCGCATACGGTCGAGGATGAAACGGGCTTCTTCGCGGGTGAGTTTCAGGTGCAGCATGGTGTCTCCTAGTTAGTGAGTCGCGTTCGCTCACGCTCCGGCAACGCGCCGAGAGCCGCGTCGAACGCCATCCAATCCCCTGTCGCGCGGGCCGCGATTGCGGCCCTTACGATTGCTCTGTATGTATCGGCTCGCCCCTGCCGAGGACTTGAGAACAAAGTGCCCGGTTCCGTGTAGACGTAGACGGCGGCTTGTGCCCCTGTGCGTGTTTCCCTGCGGCGATCGGTGCGCCGGATGTGGCCGGACTTCTCTAGCGCGGTGAACGCCGGGGACGCGGACTGGTGCGCGATGGAGAGGCGGTCGATGGCCTCGTCGCAGGTCGCTCCGTGCGCCCCTGCCGAGCGCACAAAATCCAAAACGCGATTTTGATTCTGCCGCAGGCTCGCGGTCGCGTAGGCCGCGCGGCTGGTATCACGGTATGCGCGGATTGCGTCAGACACGGATGCTCACCTCCGCCTCGACCTCGCCGCACAGGCGGAACAGGTTGCCGTCCGCCTCGACCCACGCCTCGTATGCGGCCTCGTATGCATCCTCCGCATCCTCGACGCGCTCGTGGATCTCACCGCGCCGAACTTGCTCCAGCCGGAGGTACGCCGCATCACGCAGGAGCCGAGCCGACTGCCAGACGTGAACGGCGGTCAGTTGCGCGGGGCTGACCCCAGCGCGGAGCCTGACCGCATCCACGAACTGCTGGGTGCGCTGTTCCTCGCTGTAGCCGTTGGCGCGAGTGTGACCCTCGACCAACTGCGCCAGCGTCGCCTTGATCGTGCTACGCATCAGCGGCCTCCCTTCACGATCCGCGAGAGGCTTCGAGAGGCGAGGCCGAGGCTCGGGCAGCAGGCGAGAAACTCGCGCGTGTCATCGCGCACGACGGCGTAAGCCTTCGCGGCGATCTGGACGATCGACACGCCGCCCATTGAGATGATTTCGACGCGGCGATCGCCGCCGACGATCCAAGAGAAGCGAGCGGGTAAAGCAACGGTTGCGAGAGTGGTTTCCATCGGTGTCTCCTGTTCGCCCGCGTCCGGCGGGTTCGGGTGGCCGCCCCGGCCACGCGGTAATTGTGACGCATCTTCGGCCTATGTCAAGCCACTACAATAGGAATTCTCCAACATTTCTATAGGATGGCTGGAAACCCGGTTCCTAGGGCTAGAATGGCGATATAGGAAATCTGTAGGAAATCTTTGGGAAGGGGTTGTATTCCTGCCGATATGGGGTACGGTACGAACGTCAGCCGGGGCGGCTGACAGAGACACCTAACCGAAAGGAACCTGACAATGACCAAGACCTGCATCAACCTGATCGTGAATGGGCAGACGGTTTACACCCGCAAGACCACCGGCAAGCCATACACGCACGCAATCGTGGCGATGTTCCCCGACAACACCTATCGGATTAGCAACTGCTCCGCAAAGGGAATCGAATCGCTTCAGCGCGTGATTGAAGTTAGCCCAGCGTACAAGTGGGTTAGCGGAGGAATTATGAGGGCAACCGAACACATGATTCTCCCCATCATCAACAATGCGGTGATTTTGGATCGCGCCGCCGCGTGACGGCTCTGGCCCCACCGCCCCTACGGGGGCGGGACGGCCTGCCCCGTTAGGCAGGAGAAACGAGACACCATGAGCAAGACAGAGACACTAGCGACCGCCCTGTTGGCGGCGCAACGCGCCCTCCCGAGCGTCGGGAAGGACAGCCAGTTCAAGGGCGGCACCTACGGGTACGCCTACACCAGCAGCGAAACGATGATTGCGGCTTGCCGCGAAGTTCTGCACGGAGCCGGGTTGACGTTGCGCCGCGCGGGCTGGAAGTTCGATGGAACGCCGGAGGGCGGCGGGCTGGTCACGAGCCAGTTCATCCTTACGCACGCGGGTAGCGGAGAGAGCGTCACCGATGAGGTGGCGTGGGTGGCCGTTCCGCGCGGCCAGCAGCCGATCGACAAGGCGATGGCTGGCGCACTCACGGCTTCGATGGGCTACTACCTCCGGGATTTGCTCCTCGTTCCGCGCGAAGACGAGAACGAAATGGATCGGCAGGACGATTCCAAGTATCAGCCGCGCAAGGCAGCCCCGGCCCCAGCGCGGAGCAATTCCGCTACACCTGCGGGCAACTCTAGCGGAAACGCTCCGGCATCCCGACAGGCCGCGCAGGATGCCCCAAGTTCGATTCCGGCCCCGCAGGCGACCCCGACCCCGGCAAAGGCGCAGGAACCCGCCACAACGGCTCCTAGCGCGTTTGGCGAGGTCATGGCCTCGCGACCCGCGAAGGACTGCACTTGGCGACAGGGATTGAAGGTGGTCAAGGTCGGGCAGGGCAAGCCCACGGCCAAGGGCGGGAACCGCTGGCCGATCCTGTTCGACACGGGCAATGGCGAGCAATGGTGCAGTTGCTTCGATCAGGCTCTTATGCAGGCCGCGCAGGACGCGATGGGCGGCGACACCGTGGAAGCCTTCGTGCAGGAGGGGCAGTACGGTTGGACTCTCTACGGCCTGCGGACTGCGGTAGCATCCGAACAGGCTGCCCCGGCTGCGGTCGGAGCAGCCGAGGACGAGATCCCATTCTGAACCCCCGGAACGGCTGGGGAGGTTGACGCAAGTCCCTCCCCGGCTATTTCCGTCACGCATCCTCACGCATCCTCACGCATCCTCACGGAGACACCCATGAGCGCAATTCAACGACTGTACGAGACAAGCAACGCGGCCCGCGAACTCGAAGCCATGCTCACCGAGAGCGAGGGCGAGTTGACCGAGGCGATGGAGGGGCACTTCGACATCCTCGCGCAGCAAGCGGAGAACTTGCCCGCAGCGATTGACGATGTGCTTTCGCTGGTCGCGGAGATCGAACACCGCGCGGCGGCTCGAAAGGCCGAGGCCGACAGGCTGAAGGCTCGAGCAAGGCGCGACGAGGCGGTAGCAGAGTGGTTCAAGGCGCAGGTGCTTCGCGCGATGCAGGCGCAGGGCATGAAGAAATTGGAGTCGCCGCGCTGGCGGGCGACGGCTGCGATGCCGGGTGGCAAGCCGAGCATGGAAATCGTCGGCGATGTTCCGCCGGAGTTCACGCGCGAGGAGATCAAGATCACCCCCGATAAGGACGCAATCCGGGCCGCGCTGGAGTCCGGCAAAACGCTGCCGTTCGCGTACCTTGTTCCGAAGCAACCCTACTTGAAGGTTTCCTGATGTACGCACCAAGCATCGTCATTCCCGCCGTCGAGGCCGCACTACGAGCGCGAGGCTTCGCGTTCCCCCAGCCGAACAGCGGAATCGGCAAGGAAGCGGTAGCCGCGCGGCGGCTCGCGTTCGACGCGCTGCACACGTTCACCAGCGCGACACCGACAGGCATCTCCAAACTCATCGGTTGCACGGCTGCGACCGCGCTAGCGATGCAGCAGGCAGCGCACGGTTTCTACCGAACGCCGAAGGACAGGCAGGCGTGGCTGGACGATGTAAAGACGCAGATTGACCGGGGAACGGAAAGACTGCAATCGCTGGAGAGTCGATGCGATACTTGAGCGTGTGCAGCGGCATCGAAGCCGCGACAGTTGCGTGGGAGCCGCTTGGGTGGAAGCCTGTCGGCTTCAGCGAGATTGAACAGTTCCCGTGCGAGGTGTTGCAGCATCACTACCCAGAGACAAAGAACTACGGAGACATGACGAAACATGAAGAATGGGACATCAAGCCCGGAACTGTCGCTCTTCTGGCAGGTGGAACACCCTGCCAAGCGTTTAGTGTCGCGGGTGCAAGGGAAGGAATGGCAGATGCTCGTGGCAGATTGGCCCTTGCCTTTGTCGGAATTGCTGCACGCTTGCAGCCTCGCTGGCTTGTCTGGGAAAATGTCGTGGGAGTTTTGTCTTCCAACGGAGGCCGGGACTTTGGAGCCTTCCTCCGGGCATTGGGAGACTGTGGGTATGGGTGGTGCTACCGAGTGCTTGACGCTCGCTATTTCGGAGTCGCCCAGTCCCGAAGACGAGTCTTTCTCGTTGCGTACCGTGGAGACGATCATAGAGACTGGAGAAATCCCGCAGCGGTTCTATTTGACCAACCATTCCATAGAGCTCTTGAATACAGATCGCAGGAAGTTTCCAAGCAAATCGTTTCGACTTCTATCGGTACAGTCGGATGGGGCAAAAGTATGTCGGACAACGGCTTTACATACATCCAAGATGCCAATGGAGTAAGACTGTTCACGGCAACAGAGGTTGAGCGATTGATGGGCTTTCAAGATGGTTATACCGACATCATGGGAGCAACAGATTCAAAGCGATACAAGGCTCTCGGTAATTCGTGGTGCGTTCCCGTAGCCCGGTGGGTCGGCAAGCGCATTCAGATGGTTGAGGATTTGCTGTCTGCGCGTCGCGATGACTTGCAATCCGTCGCGCATGGCGGATGATGAAAGCGAAACGGCCCGCCTCCGACGGCGAGCCGCTTCTAACCCCATAGCGGCGTATCAGGCCGCAGAGAGGCTTCGATGAGTTTACAACCCGAAGGTGCGCTGGGCTTCATGCCGTTCTACTACCAACGCTTCGCGTGGTCTACGCGAGGCTGGCCCGCCGATGCCGCGATGGCTTACCTGTTCCTGCTCTGCGAGCAATACAGCACCGGCGGCTTGAACCCTGATCCGCAAGTGCTGGAGGAGATCGCTCCCGGCACGGTCGCGCATTGGGATCGAATCAAGCGCAAGTTCACGCAGGGGCCGGACGGGCTTTTACGGAACATCCGGTGCGAGGAGATCCGATCCCGGAGCCTTGCGGCAGGCGACCGGAAGCGGCAGCAGGCGCGCAATGCGGCGGCAATGCGGTGGCATAGCGGGAGCAATGCGGGAGCAATGCAGAACGATGCCAACGATAACGATAACGATAACGAAAGCGATACCGATAGCGAGATCGGGAACGAGAGCGAGAGCGGTCAAACACATTCGCTCGGCGTTGCCGAGCCTGCGTCTGATAATCGAAAGAGGAAGTTGCCGATACCAGACGGTGCGCTAGAGCGGCTTTGGAATCTGTTTCCGAGGAAGGTCGGAAAGGGTCGAGCGATGAAATTGCTTGAGCAGGCGATCCGGGCCTATGCCGACGAATGGGAATTGCCCGAGATGGATTCCGCCGTCGAAGTGTTCCGAGAGCACATCGCTCGGATGGCAGACCAGTACCGCAACAAAGAGCAGCAATACATCCCGCACCCAGCGACTTGGCTTTCGCAGCAGCGATACCTTGACCCCGTACCGGAGGCACGATGACACCAGCAGCGCAGATTGTCATAGAGCATTTCCCAAGCAGCACTTGGGCAAAGCCATCGAGCAAGAAATACGAGGAGTCGATGGCGGCTCTCGCCCCCTACAACGAAACCGACTTGACGCAAGCGGTCAAGAGCCTGCGGCGAACGCTCGCTCGCGCACAATGCACCGTCGAGGAAATCGTCGGCGAGGTGCGGCGACTCCGACGACGAAACGAGATCGCAGCCAAGGCGGACAACGAGGGCATCAACGAAGAACAAGTCAGGCGCGACCGCGAGGACATGAGGCGGATGCTCCTTCTTGCTACCCGCGAGGAGATCGCCGTAGGCGTCGCCTACGCACGGAAGATCGGTGCGCTCACAGCCGAGCCGCTACCGGCCAAGGTGGAGGAGTGGTCGGAATACGCGCGTGGCGTAGTGTGGGCTGCAATGGACATGAAAGGAGTGTTCGCATGACACAAGACATCATCGACGCGCTGCGAGAAGTCGCAGCGAAGTTTGAGGACAAGTTGGGCGACGAGAACCTAATGACCGTCGCGGCGGATGAGATCGAAAGTCTGCGCCGCGAACGCGACGAGGCGAGGCGGGAACTGTGCGAATTCGCGGTGGGTTGGCAGCGCGCGGGAATGCGTGTGCAACATCCGCAGCAGTATTCACAGGAACGCGGCTGGGACTGCTTCAAGGAGGACGGTAAGTGAGCAAGGACATCATCGAAACTCTGCGAAGAATTCAATGCAGCGATGCGGCGTGTGGCAATCTTCAAATCGCAATGGGAGTGAAACTGGCGATTTATGAAATCAAACGCCTCCGATTAGAGCGCGACCTGCTCCGGCGAGAGGTGTGCAGACACCGGGCGGCAGCGATCCAAGGCAAGAAGCCTGAAGACATCGCGGCGCAGTTGCAATGGGACTGCTTCAAGGAGGAAACCGACGATGGAGCGTGACGTGGTGCAGCGGTTGGAATCGCTATGGCAGGCTTACGGCTACGGCATCGCTCTAGAGGCCGCCGCAGAAATCAAGCGGCTCCGGGACGCGCTCCGCGAATGCGAAGGCGAGGAAGCGAAGGACAGGCGATGAGGCCAGCACTTCGGAAGGCCGCATACCCAATTCCAATCAAACTGCCCGCGTCAATTATTCACAAGGCAGATCACTACGCGAGAAACGCGATGATCGGTGGCAGATCAAACATTCGGTCTACCAACGATCGAATGGAACGCCTATACGAAGATCAAATGACCGGGCAACTATGTCACGCCGCTGTAAGCGAATACCTGTTCGGATCGTTTGAGCCGTGGATAGAGCAGAGGAAACAAGCCGATGCAAACCCGACCAAAGGGGACGGCGGAACGGATTTTCTAGGATGGCCCTTGGATGTAAAGGGAAGCAGGATGCGCCGCTCGCCGGAACCAAACGAATACCACCTGATCGTCCGTCCAGCGGAGTTGCACGATGACGTTTGGTACATACTTGCGTTAGTGGCAGCAAATGCTTCTGACGTGGTTTATCTCGCCGGAGTCGCTAGCGGATACACAATTAGGAAAACGCCGACCAAGACATCCGGGCCATTCGTCGGCGCATACGCAATCGCAGCGCCGGAACTGTCTGCCATCGAATTGATTTGGTCGGTTGAGAAAACGTTAGAATGACCAGCGCAAACCCTTTCGGTTTGAGGGATAAGGGAGGACTGCGCCCATGACGCTACCCAACGAACGATTCCGAGCAATCCGAAAGACGCGGCACCTGCTGGCCGCGCTGTGCGATCCGAAGCGAACGCCGGGTTTGCCAGCACCCATCCGGCAGGAGGCGAGTTCATGCCTTAAGCACTTCCCGACCGAGCACGACATCTCCGAGGCGGTCGAGGGACTGCGGCTCGCCGCGCAGGTCTTCGCGCTGGTGGAACCGATCCCGCGCCGCAAGTACCGCAAGGACAAGGACAGCGAGTAGCATTCCAGCATGAGTGACGAGGGGCCAAGGATGGCCGATCGCCTTCTACGCTGGATCGGAGCATGGCATCATGCCGTCATGCCCGATGTCATCACCGTCACGGTCGGCATCCCGGCGCGAACACTCTCGCCCAACGCGCGTTGCCATTGGGGCGTGAAAGCCAAGGCCACGAAGCGGGCGCGTGTCGAGGCGTGGGCGGCGGCGCAAGTCTCCATGTACGAGGCCAACGTCAAGGGCGGCTGGAAAGAGGCGACCGCCGAGGTGCATTGGTACGCGCGTGACTCGCGCAGGCGAGACAAGGACAACTGCCTAGCCAGCCTGAAGGCGACGTTCGACGGGCTAGTGGACGCGGGCCTGCTGATCGATGACAACGCCATAACGCATCTGCCGCTGGTCATCCTCGTGGACGCCAAGAATCCGCGCGTGGAGATCCACCTGAAGAAATACGAGGTGAGCGATGGCGCGTAAATGTGACAAGGCCCGAATCCGCGAGGAATTGAAGGGCCACTACTGGCGCGACGGCATCACGCCGGGAACGCAATGGACGGTCGAGAAACTGTCCCGCAACATTCACCGCGTGACGATGCTGTGCGAGACACCGCACCAGTTTGAATGGTGGGGCTTATTGTCTAGTGATCGCCACCACGATAACGCGCACACCGACTGGGACTTGGAGCGCAAGCACCTAGACGAGTTGACTCGGCGCAAAGGCGGCTGCATCGACGTGGGCGACCACGGGTGCTTGATGCAGGGTCGTTTCGATTTGAGGGCTGACCGCTCTGCGTTGCGCGAGGAATACCAATGCGGCGACTACCTCGACGCGGTGGTGCGCGAGGCCGTGAAGTTCTACAGCCCGTGGGCGGATCGCTTCGTGACGATCGGAAGGGGCAATCACGAACAGAGCATCCTCAAAAGACACGAGGTGGATTACACCGAGCGCGTATGTGCTGGTTTGAGCGCGGCGGGGCCGTGTCCCGTCTACTCCGGCGGATACGGCGGCTACGTTCTGTTCCGGCTCGTGTCGCGCCACGGAGGCTCATTCTCGTTCCGCTGTCGTTATTTCCACGGTTCCGGTGGCGGAGCATTCATGTCCCACGGGGTCTTGACAACCAGACGTGATGCCTCGATCTACCCGGACGCTGACCTGCTCATATCAGGCCATTCGCACCACCATTGGATCGTGCCGCTCGCGCGTGAACGCCTGCGGCAGTTCCTTGGGAACGCGGAAATCGTCCTAGACGAGCAGATCCATTGCAGATTGGGCACGTACAAAGATGAGCACGGGGACGCTTACGGGGGTTGGAGCGTGGAACGTGGATTGCCACCAAAGGGACTTGGCGCGGTCTGGATGCGCCTCCACATCGCGGGTACGCAGAAGGAATACCGACTCGCTGCGGAGTTGACCCGTGCAATATGAGGCCCGCGTAAGCATCGCTGGCCGCAAGTGGCGGGTGCGCCTCGTCCCGGCTCGCGAGATGCCACGCGACGCGCTCGGCGATTGCGACCATCCACCGGGGCGACACCCAACAATCCGAATCCGCCGCAACCTACCGCAGCGCGACCTCTTGGATACCGCGATCCACGAGGTGCTACACGCAAGCCTCCCTTCGCTTTCCGAGGAGGCCGTGACCGAAACGGCCCACGACATCGCGCGTGTCCTTTTCTCTTTGGGGTGGCGACGCAAGCCGCTAGCATCCCGTCACAAGGCAAAGACATGAGCGAGCAGACAGAATCGAACTTGAGCCACAAGGTGTCCGTTCAGACCGTGCTTCAGGGAGTGCAAACCCTTGTGCTGCTTGGATCAATCGCGGCGGTGTTTCTGACCGTTGGCAGGCGAGATGCCATGCTTGACGGGCACGGTGAACGCATCAAGGAACTGGCCGCGATCACGTCTGACCTCGCCAAGACCGTGGGAACCCTCTCCGCGACCGACCGAGAGTTCGGCGCACGAATCGACAGCATCCTCCTCCGCATCGACCGACTCGAAAGGATCAAGTAATGCCAGACCCGGCAGTCAAGTTCAATGTCAGCACGGCGGCAAGTGCTCGTGCAGTCACGAACACCGCAGTTTGCTCTAGCCCGTATGTTTTGCACAAGGATTGGACGAAGGGAATCCTTCGGCCTTACAGCATCCAAAGCATCATTGACGGCGATGCCACAAACAATCAATACCAAGTGAACCTGCGCGTTCCGCAGTCGGCGACCCATGTCGGCTTGTTCTGGATGACGCAAGCGGTTTTGAGCGATACGGGAGCATCCATCAACTCGCTCTCGGCGAAACTTGGAACGGGCAGCATGACCGGATATGCAATGCGTCTGTTCGGTCGGTTCCCATCTGCGCCTTCGGCAAATCTGTTTGGCCCATACGAAGCAGGTTTGTCGAACGCCGTTGAGATCAATGAAACCTACGGCTATTGGCGACCACTTGCGAACATCCAATTGACCATCAACAGCACTCTTGCGTTTGCGGACAATATCTCGACAACTAGCGCAGGTGCTCTCAACTACCGTGTTTCGACAACTCGGCGTTTGATTATCAATCCGATTGTCAACGGTGGTCTTGTGGCGTCAATGTCCTTGTCGTCAAATAACCAGCCGTTGCAAGGCGCCTCAATTACCATCACGGCTTCCGCGTGGGATTCCGTCAGCGGACTCATTCCGCTCAAGGGCTGTACGAACATTCTGTTGATGCCGGAACTATTCGGATCGTCTGAAACCACGACCATCACGGGCGCGGCCACGGCAGGTTCGATTTCATCGGTTGACTTCACAGCCATCGGTGCATCGTTCCACTCGTGAGAATCGCACTCGCCTGCCTGCTCCTCGTCGGCTGCTCCGCGTCGGAGCGGATCGCAGTCGAGGCCAACGGCATCGGGGAGCGGGCAGGCACGATTCACGCGCTGGCTATCCGCATCGGTGAGCGGTCTGCCGAGCCGGACACGATTTCCGACGCGGCCAGCATCGCTACCGAGGCCATGCAGATTCGTCACGGCGTGGCGGAAATACATACCGCCCTGCCCGGTGTGACGGACAAGGTTTCTCCGATTTGGGCCACGCTGAAATGGGTTGCCATCGCAGCAGCCGGAGCCGCCGCCGTGTGGCTGCTGACGGCATCGGGCATCCTCGCTGCCATCCGGGCCGCTCTGGGCTGGATACCAAAGCCGAAGGCTCGTGCGGCCAGTCTGCTGGCTGCTGCGGTCGATGACGCGCGGCCAGAGACTACGAGGGAGGCAATCGCGGCAATGAGAGCGCAGGATGCCGAGTTCGACGCCGCGTACAGACGCGCGGTACAATCTCACGCGAAAGGAGTCTGACCATGATGACGCTTGCGAGCATTGAGAGTCTGATCGGAAGTGTGTGGGGAGCCGTGGCCGCATTTGCCATCGGCTACATCGGCGGGAATCTCGTCCCGCTGTCCAAGATCGCCGGATGGATTCCCGGTAAGAAGGACTGACGAGCAAAGGACTGTTCGGTGCGCCGCCCCGGCTTCCGTCGGGGCGGTTGCATTCCTGCACCTATGGAAAAGAAAGTCACACCAAAGCCGATTGCGCCGATTGAACTGCCTGCGGAGCCGCCGCCGCATCCGGTGCTAGATGAGCCGCCAGCCCGCCAGCGATCGGCCTTGCGTCTGCTTCAGCGAGCCGTTACGCACGGGTGGAAGATTCCCGATGCGGTTATGGAGCAGGCTCCCGAAATCTGCTCGCGGATCTTGAGCGATGACATGGCGCAGCCCCGCGATCGCCTACGAGCCGCCGAAGTGCTAGCCGCGATGGCGCGAGACAAGATCAACGCCGCGATTGCCCTCGACAAGATGGAACGGCTCGACGATGGAGAGGCCACCGAGCGCGTGGTCATTAGCCCGGAGGTAGCCGCGCGGGCCCGGGCCATCATCGCCCGTAGACTCGGCACGGATGAAACTCGATCCTGACCAGCAGGCGATAGCCGAGGCCGCGAGGGCATGCCCGGACGTATTCGCGGAGTGGCTTGGGTTCAGCCAGTCGGGCTTGCACACCGCGATGCAGGCGCACCTATCGAAGCACGGCGATGCCGCCATTGGGATGCCGCGTGGTCACGGCAAGTCGGTGCAGTTGGGTATCCGACAGGCGTGGGAGATTGGCCGGAACCCGTCTATCCGCATCAAGCACATCGGGCAGACCGTAGCGAAGGCGCAGGAGCAGATCCGCATGGTGGTTCAAATCATGCGATCCGAGGTCTACGGCATCGTGTTCCCCGACATCAAGATGGTCAAGCCCGACCCGTCCACGGACGGCAGCAACGAGATCGTGGTGAAGTCTCCGTCGATGCACCGCGATGCCACGATGCAGGCCGCGAACATCTTCGGTCGCGCAGGCGGACGAGCGGACTTGCTTTGCGGCGATGACGTGTGCGACCTGCGAAACTCCATTCTTGTGCCAGCCGAGCGGGCCAAGGTGAAAGAGGCGTGGCGCAATAACTGGTTGCCAATGCGGGACTTCAGCGCAGGCAAGCCGCGTACATGGCGGTTGTTCACGCCCTACCACAACGATGACTTGACCGCAGATTGGAAGCGAGCCGCCGAGCAAGACGGTTCGCTGTTCTGGAAGCCGTGCAGGGGCTTTGAGTCGCCGTGGGGCGAGGTCTTTACGCCCGAGGTGCTGGAGAGCCAGCGGCGCGAGATGGGGCCGCTCGGATACGCCCGCGCGTATGAACTGATCCCAATCAGCCAAGACAGCCTGATCTTCCGGCCCGAGTGGATCGAATCGGGCTTCTACGCGAACGACCCATCGGAGTACGCGCAGAACAACGGGCGCGTGGTCGCGGCGATTGACTGGGCGTTCACAGAGAAACGGGACGAATCCGGCGACTACAGCGTTTGCGTTATCGCGCTGATCGACAAGGATGCGAACTGCTGGGTGCTTGAATGCCTGCGGGTGCAGGCGACCTTCCCCGATTTCATGCGCCGCGCGGTGGATGCCTGCGAGCGGCTAGGCGTTTCCCAGATCCTCGCGGAAGGCAACGGGCCGCAGGCGGGCCTCTGCCAGCAACTCGCACAGTCCACGCGCATCCCCGTGCTGAAGATCGCCCGGACGAAGGACAAGGTGACGCGGGCCAGCGAGGCGCAGCCGATGGTTGAGCAAGGGCGGCTCCGGCTTCGATGCCGAGCGGACGGCAGGCTCGAACCGTCCCAAGAGCCAATCCGCGATGAGATGGTCGCTTTCCCTGCTGGTGAGCATGATGACACCGTAGATGCGGTGGTCGATTTGCTACAGCATGGCAGAACCCGCCGTTATGATCCACAAGCAAAGCCAACCACGGTAGCGAGCAATCGCCCGAAACTGTGGAGGCTCTATGGATCTTGAACCATGAACGAACTCAACAGCGAAGCGAACCAGACCCAAGCAGCAGACATGGTGCGAGCCGCGCCCGTCTTTCAGGCACTTGTCACGCCTGTCGAGATGCAGCGTTCGTATTACCTCTCGGTCAACAAGATCCTTCGCCAAGGCTCGCTGGCGTTCCGCAAGGATCGGAACCTACAGCGGCAGATGCGCTACGACCCAGACATCATGGGGCCGCTGCTCATGCTGCAACTCTCGGTCGCTTGCTCGGAGTGGGCGGTGCAATCCCCCGCCGATATGCAGGGCGACGAGGACGCGACCGAGCAGGCCGCGTTCATCAACAAACTCCTGAAGAACACGCCGCGCTTCACCGACCTTATGCGGCACTTGCTGGATGCGCTCTGGTACGGGCGCAGCGCGGTGAACATGGTGTTCGGCAAGCACGGCGAAACCGTGTACCTGCGCGACTGGCTGCCGATCCACGGTGACAGCCTGACCATGACCGAACTCGGGCAACTCGGCCTGAAAGTCGGCCCGCGCTACTACACGCAGACCATCGGAGGCGCAGCCCCGGACACGGACAAGATCAATGGCACGGTGATCGGCTGGGATAGCCGCGTCCTGCCGCTCGATGACGAGCAGCGCAGCACGATCGCGCTCCACACCTACCAGCCGCAGGGCGTGGATTTCGACGATCCATACGAGGCCGAGAATGCCTATCTCGGTCGAGGTATGCGCGACCTCGTGTGGTACTACTGGTCGCTCAAGCAGGCCGCGCTACAGAATTGGGCGACCTACATTGAGCGATACAGCATGGGCATCCGAGTGGGCAACTACCCGGTGGGCAACGACGCCGCGAAGGCCGACATGGAAACGGCCATGCAGAACTTGCTCGGCGATGTCTCGGTGCTGATCCCGAAGAACGGCGACGGCACGGATGCGGGCTACGACATCAAGATTCTTGAGCCCAACGGCGGCAACGCCGAAGCGTTCGCGAAGATGGTCGAGTATCTGACCGAGAACATCAAGGAAGTCATCCTTGGCCAGACGGGCACTTCGCAGGCCGTGACTAGCGGGCTAGGCAGTTCCATTGGCGACCAGCACGCGCAGACGCTAAACCGCCAGTTGACCTACATCGCCAACGCGCTCGGTGAAACCATCACGCGCGAAATCGTCACGCCGCTCTATCGGTTCAACTTCGGCGACGATGGAACCCCGCCGCAGTTCTCCTTCAGCGTGAGCAAGCCGAACCCGGATGAATACATGAAGGCCATTGAAGCCTTCACGAAGTTGGGTGGCCGCGTCAGCGAGCGCGAGGCTCGGAAGGTGCTTGGTCTGGCCGAGCCGGAGGATGACGAGGCTGTGTTGCAGGCCCCTGCCGAGGGAGGCATGGGCGGCATCGGTGGACTCGACATTGGGCCGATGGCAGGCGAGCAGGAGGCGGAGGAGCCTACCCCGTTCGCCAAGGACAAGTTCGCTCTGTCGGACGTCGATTTGACCCCGACCGAGGAGATGGCGAACGCCGCGAAGCGCGGGCTGGAACTGCGGAAGAAGCACGGGCGCGGCGGCACGGAAGTCGGCGTGGCTCGGGCGCGTGACCTGTCGAACCGCAAGACGCTCTCGCCGTCCACGGTGCGACGCATGAACTCGTACTTCGCCCGTCACGAGGTGGACAAGCAGGGCGAGGGCTGGGGCGAGGATTCAGCGGGCTACATCGCGTGGCTGCTGTGGGGCGGCGATCCCGGCAGGGCATGGGCCAAGCGCAAGGACAAGGAACTCGACAAGGCCGAAGGCAAGGACACGCAGGCCGCGAAGGACGATGCGGTAAGCCGCAAGATCGCGCTGTTGCGCGACGAGGGCTACCCGCAGGATCAAGCCGTGGCTATCGCGCTGTCGATGAAGCGGCGCGGGGAACTGCACTCCAAGCCCGGACGCAAGCGCGTAGCCGCAAAGCGTGGCCGTAAGGCCAAGGCTGCCAAGCCCAAGGCCCGCCGCCGCAAGTGACCGAGTTCGACCGCATCTACAAGCGCGGGCTGCGCGAAGTAGCGCGGTGGTATCGCGCCGCTCTCGCAGCGCAGGTGCGCGAGGAGCCGGAGGACGCTGCAGAGGCGTGGGAGCGATACGGCGAGGCGTTGGGCCAAGTGCTTACGCTGACGAAACTTGCGGGACAGGCTCGCGCCTACGCGGCGACGAAGCAGCAAGGGAACGAATGGGAGCCGCAGGAGTGGCCGGACGAGAAGCCGGACACGTTCGCGGAACTTACGGTTGAGGTCGGCTTTGAGCCGGGAGTGTTCTGGGAAGCCTTGCGAGCCTTCCGAAGGCGAGTTCCAATTTCGTGGAGCGAGGTGCAGCGAATACGGGCAGAATCACAAAGCCTTGCAAATCGCATTGCCGTGACCGAAAACAAGAATGCGTTGCGCGAGATGACAAAGCGTTTGGATGGTTTGCGAGATGTTGTGTCAAAAGCCTTTCGGATCAAAGGTGCAACATGGCAACAAGCACAACGCATACAAGATTTGATCGCTCGCAGCATCGAAACCAGCGCGATCCCGGCGGGACTAAAGACGGGCGGGCTGTCGGGCTTCATCCGGCGGGCGCAGGTCGAGGGCATCATCGGGATGACCACGGCGCGGATGGAAACGGTCTACCGCACGAACACCGCTTCCGCGTACAACGAGGCCACCGCCGAGGTAATGGACAAGCCAGCCGTGGCCCGGTGGGCACCCCTGCTACGATTGGTCGAGATCCACGACAGCAGGACGCGCGGTGCGCCGGGTGGCGTTTACCGGCGCAGAGGGCAGAGCCGCAACCCCGGTAGCCATTGGCAGATGGACGGCTATATCGCCACGGCTGCGGACTTCAAGCGGCAGGGGCTTGTGCCTCCCAACGGCTTCAACTGCCGAGGTGCGCTAACGCCCGTGACCTTTGACGAGGCCCGCGAGATGGGTTTCGTGCGCGAGGACGAAACGCTAGATCGGAAGGCACTTGCGCGATATAACGCAGCACGGCAACGCATCATCGACAGAGGCGAGTACCCCGACCCCGGATTCAAACGATGACCAACAAGACAGAAGATCGGTTCTACTTCGGCAAGCCCGGCCACCCCGAGCGGTTTTCAGATTCAGAAATGCGAATGCACCCTGCGGAATACAAAAGCACACTAAATGAGTTGAAGAAGCAACTCAATTTGTTCCCACTAACAGGAAATCGAAGGTTGGATGCTTTTATTGAGCCGACGCGCCGCGCGTTTCTGACTGCAATCGAATTGATGCAGCGCGGAAAAATGACAAGAATGGAGTCGAATGATCGAATTGTCGAAAGACGAATTGACTTGGGTTACAAGGAAGTCGAGGCGTTGCTCAAAGACATAAAGAACACATACAAACCAAGAGAACTCAACCATGTTCTCAACCTGTTGTATGACGAGTTTCAGAACTTTGATGGCCCAAAGCGTGCTGAAATGGTGAGGGTGTTCAACTTGGGTGTGAATGTGAGGAACGCTTATGAAAAGGTCAATATTTTTGGGGGGAGGTTCTCCCGCCCCGGCCAGCCCGAGAGGTTTGAGGAATCATCGCAGGCATCGATTGGTCAGACGGTGCTGAACAAGATCGAAGCAGCACTTGCAGCCGGGAAAACGGTGTATCTCTCCAACATGATGAAAAGCACGGTCATTACGCCCAAGAACTATGCAAAGTGGAAGGCATCGGGCACGCCCTTGTTCAAGGTGGATAGCAAGGGAGATCTGCGGATTTATCAGGGTGGCAAGTATGTTGTTTTGACCTCTGGAGCAATATCGCACGTTCGCGTGGACGCGCATTCCCGCCCCGGCCAGCCCGAGCGGTTTGACATGGAGGGCGCGTGTTGGGAGGGCTACGAGCCTGTCGGCACGAAGCAGAAGGACGGAAAGACCGTGCCGAACTGTGTGCCGATGAAGAACGCCGAGGAGGACGCAGACACCTTCGACGCATCCAGCCTTGAGCGCGGCGCGTTTGCCGAGGCCAGCAAGTCGCCCATGCTCGGCAAGTTGCTCGCGGCGAAGGCGATGCCGGACGGCGGATGGCGGGCCGTGCAGGTCGGCAGCGATACGCTCGTGATTTCGTTTGAGGACGCAGACCTTGCCCGCGATTTCGGTCGGCGGGTCGCGTCGAAGGGCTACAGCGCAACCAGTCCCGTGGCTACCACCGGACGCTATTGGAATGTGGAGGTGAAGAATGGCTAATTGGGAAGTGAACAAAACCAAGCGATACAACAAGCCAATTGAGGAACACGACGCGCAGATTCGTGGTCAGGCGTTCCGCATTGAGGCTTCCGAAGGTTCTGATAAGGGCGTTCTGTATCTTTGGAACGATCTTCGGGGATATGAGCGCATTGCCTCCGGATCTGTTGTTGATCTGAAGCGTCAGGCTGAAGGCATGGGCAAGCGCGAGGCTCGTGGCGTTGCTGCGATTGAGCGGCGAGCCAATTACTCCCGCCCCGGCGAGAAGGACACGATGGGATGGCAACCGGAAACGCGGAAGTTCAATGAGATATTGAATCAAGCACTCGCAGCAATTCGTGACGGCAAGAATCCATCATCCATCTTGTCTGAAGCATCGCGGGCTGCACAGCAGGGAGCATTTCTTACTGACGGGAAAATTGCAGCCAATGTTGCTAGAGCGATCATCGCGCTTCGTAGCAATAAAGTCGATGATGCGATCAAAAATATCGAGTTTGCACAAATGCAAGCGTTCTATTTGTTCTCCCGCCCCGGCGCGAAGGCAACCTTCAAGGTCGAGGATCGCTTCTACTTTGGCAAGTGACCATGCAAGCCTCCCACACCGTCGAGAACACCGAGGAAGGCAAGGTTCGCATCCGCAACCTTGAACTGTTCATGGGCTTCGATCCGTCCATCGACTCGGACGAGGACGAGGCCATGCAGGGCTATGACAACGCCCGCGTGAAGGACATCGTTTCCCGCACGGGCAAGTTCATCCAGCGCGGCAGTCGCCCGAAACTTGTCATCGAACACGAGAAGGACGGCAAGCCCACGCGGCCCGAGGCGGTTGGCGACATCACCAGCGTCCGCTACGAGGAGCGCAACGGCGTTGCCTACGTCGTGGGCGATGTCGAGATGCCGAAGGAAGCGTTCGATTCGCTGCTGGCGACGAACGCCTATCCCCGTCGCAGCGCAGAGATTTGGAAGGATAATCACCTGTCGGAAGTCGCTCTGCTTGGCCGTGATACGCCGCGCAGGCCGCTGCCCGACACGCGATTCGGTAAGCACGGCTCGAAGGTGGTCTTCGAGCGGCCTATGGGAGTTGTGCGCGTTTCTATTGACTCCAAGGCAAAGTTCGGTGAAATGGGGGTCGGAGGTGGACTCAACACCTTCATCCCGTCAGGAACAGGAAGAAAGCCCATGCCAAGCAAGATGAAGAAGAAGATGGAGCAGCACGACGAGGAGGCCAAGAAGGCTCTCGCGGCTGCTGCGGCAGACGAGTGCGCTGCTGACGAGGACGAGGACAAGATGGCCGAGATGGCCGACGCGGCTGCGATGGCTGCCGAGGACGAGGCCGAGATGGCCTACGCCGCCGAGGACAAGGACGAGATGCAGGATGGTGTCCACGTGGACATTGGCTCCCACTCCGGCGAGGAGGAGGAGGAGGAGGAGGACGAGGAGATGGAGGCCGCTTACGGCGGAAAGGCAAAGATGAGCAAGGGCAAGACCAGCGAGAAGGCTCTGTTCGCTCGTGTGCAGGAACTTGAGCGCCAGTTGCGCCTTGAGCGTTTTGGTCGCGAGGTCGATTCGATGATCCGCGACGGCTACCGCTGCGGCAAGTTCCGCAACAGCATGGTTGAGGAACTGGCCGACACGGCCAACCCCACCGCGAAGATGGCGTTCTGGAAGGCGACGATGGCGAAGAATCCCATCAACGTGCCGACCGTGGCGCAGCACACCGTCACCGACGAGGCTCACGAGAGCATGGACATCAAGGCCGCTACCGCTCGTGCGGTGCATGAGGCCGCTGGCGACCTGACGAAGTTCAAGTCGCTTTTCGCCAAGTATTCGGGCCAGAAGGCCTAATCGAAAGGAAGCACGATCATGGGATCTTTCTCTGACACTCCGGCACTTCTCTCGACGGGTGACGTTTACCCGTACCGCTTTGTGCGTGTGGAAACCACCGCTGGTAGCCCCGCTACGATCAGCGACAACAAGGGCGAGCAGGTCACTTCGGCTGCGGACAATGTTGTTGGTGTCGCTGACGGCAGCACCAAGTCATTCAGCAGCAGCCTTCACGCCGCTGAAGGCGATCCGATCACCCTTCAGGGTGGTGATGTCGTTCTGGTCGAGTGCGGTGGCGCGGTCGTTCGCGGCGGTCGAGTTCAGGCCGATTCGGATGGCAAGGCGATTTCTGCGGTCGTGACCGCTGGCCCTTTGTTCCGTTATCAGGGCTATGTGGCTCTTGAGACTGGCGCAACGGGTCAGATTATCCGCATCTATCGTAACGGCGGCATGGTGTACTACCCGACCGCGCTTTAAATCACAGCCAAACCCCAACACAAGGAGAAATGACAAATGGCTGAAGTCGGAATTGGCGGTGGGCTGAATACCTTCGTCCCCACCTTCTCGGCTGCGACGGGTCAGATTCAGGTTGAGTTCACCCGCGCGGTGAACCGCTTCCCGCTGACCCAGTACTCGCAGATTGTTCCCGTCCAGCAGGCCGCAGGCTACTTCCTTCGCATCGACGAGGAGGAGACTGCTAGGGTGGTCAACACGCAGGACTACCAATGGCCTCTCGGCGAGGATCGTCCCACGGGCATCAACAGCGACATTGACTGGGTGCAGTTCACCTGCCAGCGTTTCCAGTCTTCGTTCCACATTCCGCAGGAGACTGCTCGTCAGGCGCAATGGGATGTCGTGGCTAGCCACGCTCGCATCGCGGCTGCGAAGATGATGACGCACCGCTCGTACCGAATGTCGGAACTGCTGACCACCTCCGGTGGTTCGGGCTGGCCTTCGACGCAGGTGTTTGCGAACACTACTGCCCTGACTGGTGGTGCAAATCCTATCAACGGCTCGACTGACTCTGTGCAGAGCATCATTCGTTCCGCGATTGAGAAGATCGTGCAGAACACCGTTGGCGCGGTTGGCCCGCAGGACATTCTGATGATCGTGAACCCCATCACGGCTCGCATCATGGCGACCAACGATGGTGTTCGCGACTACATCAAGAACACTCCTCACGCGCTGAACTTCCTGAAGGGTGACGCGACCTTCGCCGCTTACGGTCTGCCGCAGAACCTTTTTGGTCTGGGTGGAGTCGTTGTCGATGACACCGTGCGTGTGTCGACTCGTAAGGGCAACAGCAGCCCGGCGCGTGGCTTCTTCTACGGCGATGCGACTACGCCCGAGATCGTGTTCGTGAGCCGTCCCGGCGGCCTGCTCGGTAACGAAGGCCCGTCCTTCAGCACCGCCACCGTGTTTGCTTACGAGGACATGACGGTTGAGACTCTTGATGATCCGTGGAATCGGCGCATCAAGGGCAGCGTGACCGACAACAGCGCGGTGGTTCTGACTGCGCCAGCGTCCGGCCTGTACTTGCAGGATGCGCTCACCTGATCGCGGCCCCTAACGGCAGCAACCACGGGCCGCTCGGCTAACAACCGGGCGGCCCTCTTTCTTGGAGGATTGATCTATGCCGATGGCGCAACTCCTGTCAAACGCCAACTTTGCGCTGTACGTCGATACTCGCCTGCTGGCCGAACTTGCATCGGATACCAACTCGGACGGTACGGTATCGAGCAGCACGATCATTACCGAAAGCCTGCTCCGGGCTGGCGAGGAGGTTGCCAGCGCGGCTACTCGGTCGAACGCCTACACGGTGTCCGAACTCGAAACGCTGGCGACGGACAGTAACGGGATGCTTCGCGGGCTGGTTGCGGATCTCGCTCTGTGCTTCCTGTTTGAGCGGAGAGGTGGCGACGTTCCCGAGAGCGTCAAGGCCAAGGCCAACCGGGCGCAGGCGACCCTCTCCGACTTGCGGGACGGGAAGCGTTTGTTCGCGGTGGACATCAAGCGGGCCAGCGGCACGGCTACCGTTGAGGTCATCATGGCCTCGACGCGCGGCAGCCTCGCCATGAACGCGGATAGCACGTTCTTCCCGACCCGGCGCACCCAAGCGTTCTGACGCATAAACGATGGATATTCGCGCCCTGCTCCTAAAGCGGCTACAAGGCTCCGAGGTCGCTCGGGTGCTGGTGAAGCAGGCGCAAGCCCGTATCAAGGCGCGGGGCAGCGACGTGGGCGGCTACGCGCCCTTGTGGGCCGATACGGCGAAGATCATCATCGGCAAAGGCAAGCGGCGGCGGGAGCAGGCCCATTACCGCAAGGGCGGGGTTCCGCTGTACGACACGGGCGACACCTTCCGCAGCCTGACGGCTACCACGGCTGCGGTGGCGAACGGGGTTCGTATGACCCTGCAAGGCAGCATCATCGCCGCAATGCACCAGACCGGATTCCGAACCAGCGGGCCGAACTTCATCCCGTTCACCCGGAAGGCTGCGAAGCAATGGGTTGAGCAGGACGAGGCCAAGCGCAGGGCCGGGACGAAGCGCAAGTCGAAGCCATCGAACGCGACCTACCCAATCTCCAAGCCTGCTGGCCTTGTGGCGGGTAAGGGCGTGACCGTTCCCGCCCGACCGATCTTTGCGATGCCCGAGACAGCCCGCCGCGAGGTGGCGCGTGCTATCGCTCGGGCATTGGGTGCTAGATAAACTCAAACCACGGAGGCAATTCCATGTCGATTCTGAACGTCACAGGCCCGCACAACATCCAATGGGCCACCGGAACTACGAGTCACGCCACGCTCGGCAGAGCGGATAACGATGACCTGTAGTTCCGGTGGCCCATTG